TATCTGCAATCCACTCAGTCATCACCTCGCAAGGTGCTGTATTAAAGTTGAGCGGGATAACTGGAAGTGATCCTAGTGATTTACGCAATAACGCTAGGGCATCTTCAGCTAATTTTGATGATGCTGCATCAACGTAAATCAGATTTGTTTTTAAATCGATGAAAAGTGCGGTAGATTTAAACTTGGAAAATGCCTGAGAGATTAGTGATGCAACAACATCATCTCTTAATGATAGGCGCTCAGTTTTCTTTAATTTTCGCTGTTCTTTTTCTTCAAGTGCCGCAATTCTGATATTTAGTTCTCGGTTGATCACATCTACCGGCAAAATCTTTTCTTCACGTTTAGCCATAAGCAAAACTTTGTTATCTGCAAAATAGGCTAAATTGCCATCTGTTTATAACGGTGCAGTCCAACCGAATCGGCTAATCTCAGACGGTTCGCACGGCGTAAATTGGCATTCTTTTAGTTTTGATTCGATTTCACCGAAGTCAATGTTCTTTGTTAGTTGATAAATGATCGCATTTTTAAACCACATTTTTACTCATCCTTGTAAATTTAAAGGCCACTATTTAGCGGCCTTATTTTTGTTAGTGTAGTTGATTATTTCTCTAATTCGCTCACGAACACGCTCAATCTCTAAGTAGAGAGCTTGCTCTTGTTTGTAAAGCTCTTTTAGTTGTTGCTCTATATTTTCGTTATCCATTTCACCTCCAATTAGCGGAATAGTTGGCCGCACTGTATAGAGTGCAATATTCTTTCAGGTGTTTCTTTTACGTTTATGCAATTATCATCGTTTGAATTTAATGTTGTTATTACGGTTGCGCCATTATAAGTATTTAAGCTAACGATGGTTTCTGCATTGATGAATATTTCTCGTTCATCTAAAAGTGTTAATTTAATAAAATTAGCCATATTTCCTCCTAGAATGGTTGTTTCTATGATGTATTTTTACATAATTTATGTATATGGAATTCAAAATGGAATATTGTCATCAAAAGCATCCATTGGCGGCTCAGATTGTTGAGGTTTAGATTGTGCTTTTTGTTGTTTATCTTGCTGTTTAGACGGTTGATTTTGTGCGGCATCTTGGTTTCTACCGCCTAGCATTTGAAAGTTATCGCATTGGATTTCAGTGGAGTAACGATCTTGACCGTTATTGTCTTGCCATTTGCGAGTTTTTAAGCGCCCCTCAACATATACTTGAGAGCCTTTATGTAGATATTGAGCGGCGATCTCGGCTAGTTTTCGATAAATGACAATGCGATGCCATTCGGTCACTTCTTTTTTCTCGCCTGAGTTTTTATCCGTCCAGCTTTCACTTGTTGCCACGCTGATATTTACCACTGATTCACCATTAGGCATAGTGCGCACATCAGGATCATTGCCTAAAAAGCCAACGATAATTACTTTATTAATTCCAGCCATATTTACTCCATAGATTTATATGCTTTTAATGTTTTGATAAATGCGGGTATTTCCTTGTCAAACGCCGCCATTAATTTTTCATCTCGCTCAACCGTAAAGAGATAAAACGGTTGTTTTTGATATTCAGGGCAATAACTCACAAAATCCCATGTTTTATATCCAGTCACCCATAAATTTGCTTGTACCTGGATAACATACTCAGACGGCACGCCTCCGTTGATGATGTATTGAATATGCGTACTCATTTTCGGGCATTTAATCTCAAGCCCTTTTTTGAGTTCAGGAATCAATCCATCAGGACTAACCATCAATTCTTTTTTCTCGTTTAGATATACGCCGCCAACTTGCTTGACGGCGTTTCCTGTAAGAAATTCATAAGCAGAGCGGGCAAGCTGCTCAAGCTGATTGCCTCGCTCCATAAAAGCTGATTTATATCCGCTATCCTGTAAGCCAAGGATGCTTTCTTCAATCAACTCAGACATATATTTGATTTGCGAGCTTGATTTTTTACCTGTTGGCGTAACGATATTCTCGATCCCTGTTGCCGTTGGAATACCAAGTCTTGCCGTTAGCCATTCTTCAGTTCCTTGCTCGCAATCAAGTGTTATTAGTCCATCTATCATAAGGGAATATCCTCATCATCTTTGGCTTGTTGCTCATTTAGCTTGTTAAGCAATCTATTAATTGCATGTTCAGCATTTGATTTTGTGATTTTTTCAATGCTTGGCACATTTCCAGCCGCCGCCAATAATCCCATAAGATTTGAGCCTGTAACTTCAATCAAATTTTCAATTTCTTTGATTTGTTCAGGAGTGATTAATTCTACCGATTGAGTGTCAATCACCGTTGTTCCACTGTCAGGCGTTGCAGCGCCATGCTGATTGATAGGCTCTTCATTTACTTCATCAGCAGTAATTACGCCACCTAATTCATCGGGGAATGCTTTACGCAATGCGCCAGCCTCAGCGCATTTCGCTAATTGGCCTCTAGGGCGTTTGCTCCACATAGAATTAGGCTTGCCCTCTTTTGTTGTTGCGCAAGCCTCAGAAAAATATTCTGTATGGGAAAATGCGCATCGTTCATTATTAATGAATCGATAGACGGTAACTCTGCACCATTCAGGAGCCTCTATACCTCTGAATGTAACCGTATCACCAAAAACTGGCTCATCTTGCCCAGCCATTTGACCAGTGCGAAATGCTGTAATGCGCTGCTCGTAAATACCTGGCATAATCACATCACGCCAGTTTTTATTGCCTGTTTTTGCATCTGTCACTGACATTGGCACGATATGACAAGGCTTTTTAAGAATATCTAACTTGCGAGCTTTGCAATAATCTACGGCAAGCAAAATACTTTCATCCTTTGCGCCAGGAAAAACGCTATTTTGCAAAGTTGTCCAAACTGCGGTATCAATATTGCGTTCGGTTAGGGCTGTTTGAATGTTCGCCGGTAATGTATTCATTTTGTTGTTCCTTTAATTAACTTTCTTGAGTGTTACATTGTCACCGTATTGCTCTTTAATTTTACGAGCGAATGATACGGCATCGTTCAACGTTCCTGAGAATGCGATTCTGACTTCAAAATGTTCAATAGCATCACCAGGCGACAATTCTTGTGCTTTTAACGTTTCACTTCCCATGTTTTTTTCTTTGCAAGAAGATTGGACGGCTTGCGTTTCAGCTTTTACTTTTGCCTCTTCTTGTGCTTTAGCCTTGATTTCTAATTCACGCTTTTGCTCATCATCAATTCGTTGTTTAATGATTGGTGCTAAATCTTCTTCACTTGCAATTAACTTGATCGCATCGGGAAATAGATAGCTTGATTTAGCAGTTAGCTGCTCAAGGCGTTCAGTTAAGCGAGTGACTTCAATAGTGATCTCGCTAATGATTAGGGTTTTCTCAGCATTTACGGCTTTCATTAGGCCTGAGATTGAGCTTTTACGTTTTGCGCTTTCTTCAATCCGACTTGCGATCTTATGCTTTGGAATGTTCTCTTCTAGCGCAAGCGATACATCGCTTGTTTTTGCTAGTTTGTGGCGAATATCTGAGATTTCGGCAACCGCATCATCTACGATCTTAGCTTTAATTTCAGATTCTTTGATTTTGACTAATTTATCTCGAGCCAATCGCTCTTGTCTAAAACGCTCGGCAATGCTTTCGGCTGTTTCAACAAGTTTTTTAATATCACCGCAAACGGCATTTTTGATAGCCAATCTTGTTTTATCCTCTAATTCTTTAAGGATTTTTACTTCTTCTTTTGCTGCCAAGAAGTCATCATCAGTTTCAAAATTGCTTGTTAGGGTAGAGATAAACGCATCCGCTTGTTTCTCAAATTTTTCTGTCATTTTTATTTACCTTAAATTTAAATATAACCACGTTTATAATCTTCTTCTTTTTGCGCTATGCGATTTTCAGCAAGTTTTTTTACTGCCTCATCTCTCAAGTTTTTAAGAGCCGATTGATTACATAAGAAGATATTGATCCAAGCGTTATCGTTTTCCTCCATAAGCTCAGAAAACTCGCATAAGGTTTGGCTATCTCCACTTTTTATTTCTCTTTCTATATCGCTAATTTCATTTTCTACTGCACGCTCATAGGCATCGTATTGTTCTTGCGCCTTGTCATAAGCGGTAAAACTAGCCATTTCCCATTGTCGTTGCATCGTTTCCATTTGGAATACCTCTCAATATGTCAAAGTAAGAGCATAAATCCTCGTATTTAAATGTTCTCACCCAATGACCTCTGATTAATTTTTTGCCTCGAGGCTTGATTTGGCGATAATAAATCGCTCGCTCGATTGTGGTTGCGTGGACGCCAAAAAGACGATGAATCTCAGTAAGTTGAAATTCAGTTTGGCGCTCAGATTCAGGCTGTTGATTGCGCATTTCGTTGTGCTCATCAAAACGTTTTAAATAACGCATCTTAGCCTTTGAAATACGCTTAACTAATGTTGGCTTGGTTGCTAGTCCAGTTTTCGGTTTTGAGCGGCGAGCGAGCTTGTTATTGCGCCATTCAGCCGTATTTGCTTTTAACTCTTCACGCTCTCTCTTTCTCGTTTCAGCTAGTTCTACTGATTGATAATTAGAAGAGTGCCACCATACTTTTCCATTAACTCTTTCAACAACATACCAGCCACCTTTCGGATCTGGCTCTATCTTAATTTCTACTTTTTCCCAACCTTCTTTAATACTATCAGTTATCTTATCAATAAAACCTTTCTCTTTCAAATTATCCAATTCCTTTTGTTTTGTTGCGGTAAAGACTAGAGCCTCTTGTTTAGCTGGCTCTGTTAAATTTGGTTGATATTGCCCGTGTTCGGCAATCCATTGGATTCTTGCTTGTTCAAGCTCTAATGCTGTTGGTTCGCTTGCTTGTGCCGCTAGAGCAGTTAGCATCGTCATAACAACTAGGCAGACTGAAAGGATAGTTGCGATTACATAAGCAGTGGTTTTAAGAAAATTGATTAACTTGTTCATAGTTTCACCTCGTATGGTTAATAAGATATTGGTTAAAAAAATCCCTCCAACGTCAAAGTGTGAAAGCGAGTGGAGGGCATAACCAATCAAAAGGAGATTTTTTTATTATGAAAAACGCTGTTTCCAGCTAGAGCCGCTCTCGATTCCATTCAATTTTCAAGAAGATTGGGCGATTCCATTCGCATTTTGAGAACGGCTTTAGCTGGAGGCTCTCCAGGATTTGAACCCTGTGTCATTTTTCATAACGCTACCGTTTTTTGTACCGTGTCAGTTTCCACAACCGACCAAACAAAGAGCCGTTAAAGCGTGCGTGTCTATCATTCACAATAGTTTCACTAGCCATTGTTTCTCTGTACGTCAGCACGCTTTAATTTGGCTGCAAATTTACTTGCGCAGCCAGGCAAGTACATCTCTAGGCATCCTTGCCTATATTTGCCAATCGACCACTTGACAAATAACCATCTCAATATGGAT